TAATTGATTTAGGTATGGGTGTTTATCTTAAGAAGGTCATATACCTAAGTGGAATTTGTTCCCCATCAATAAATAATGAGGAACAAAAAGATTATGGTATTCAAGCAAGAAACAAACTAAAATATTATCTTAGAAATGCTACTGAAGGTGAAGTTACTATATGTGTAGATGACTACCATGACGATACTGTTTATGGTGTTGTTTATAACAAAGACTTTGATGATTCTATAAATTGGATAATGTTTTTAAAAGGTTATGTTTGGGATGATGGAATAAGTCGCCCAAGATTAGCAGACCAACCAATGGAATTATTCGTTTTAAATACCCCTAAAGATAAACTTTTTAAATGAGGAACAAATGAGAGATTTACATCCAATGATTCAATCCCTGTCAGAAAATATTTTGAGAGCATGGGGAGAACACTTTATAGTAAGGGAAGTTGGAATCCCTGAAGACCTTAGAAAAATTGATAGAGCAGACGATGATGATGCTGTTTATATTGAGAATTTTGTTTGGGAGACCCACCATTTTAGAAAGATTCATCTAGAGATTGCACAGATGAAGTCTGGATTGGATATCCTACACACAAATATGTATCCGAGGTATGAATATAGTCTTCCAATCTTTGGTGCTGATATTGTAGCGTCTTCAAAAAATGTTGGAGCGGCAATTGTAGACATCAGTTCAATTAGAGAAGACAGGTCTCTGCCTTCACAGTATGATATTCTCAATGTTGTAGAAGATAGGGAGTTTGAGAAGGACAAAAAGATGCCAGACTGGGGAGATGTATTCTCAGAGCATTGTGTTTTTGTAAGTCCTAACGAAGATGAGTATGATAAATTTAATTCTATCGCATTTACCTTTTTAAATTATCATTGTGCTATTGCAAACATCACTGAAGCAACAACTGATGAAGATCAGATTAGAAAAAACTATGAAGGACACAAGTATTATTGTGAGAAGCAAAGGCAAAATAATAAAACTAAAGGAGTTTTAAAGGGCATTTTTGGTGAAGAGTTTGCCGATAAATATATTGCAGAAATGTTGTTTGATTATCCAGAACTATGATAGAAGATAATAACACAGAAGATTTAAAAGAAAAACCTAGAACTACTGAGGTTATTCATAGCATTAAATATGCAGAAGAACCTGCTGAAGAAGTTGAACAAGAAGATGTATCTCCCAAATTAGAAGGAATAGATCTGGATGATACTAAAGCAATCGCTGATTTTTACATGGCCAAAAGTGGTCAGATTAATCCAGATGATCTAGAAGTTGAAAAGAAAGAAAGAGAACTTCGTGAAGATATTCGTGAAGTTGTTGAGAATAAGGAAGAGTTGATTGACTATCTTACAAACCTCCACGCTTCTATTGAGGTTATGGAAGAAAGAATTTATGAATTGGAACTTCTAGCAGAGAAAAAAGAAAGGGCAAGTATTCCTATGAGACCACCAACTCCAGGAGGAGGTTCTGCACTTAAGGGACTAAGCAACTTACCATTTGGTATTCTGTAAGCTTGACAAAAGTAAAAAAATTAACTATTATAAATAAGTTATTCGTAATTAGTATTACGAATTATAACAATTGTCACATGTGACAGTTCATAGAGGGGGACGCCTCAACTACTCGCGTCATTCTATGTTATAATATCCAAGCAGTCGGATAAACCGACTCTCCATCTGCGGGTAACCATTCCGCAAGTAAATTTACGAGGTATCTAAAATGATTAAATCTGTTTTCGCAGCAACTGCTGCTCTCTCCATGTCCGCTGGCGCTGCGTTCGCAGGTCCTTATGTGAATGTAGAGGCTAACTCTGGCTTCACTGGTAGTGACTATGCTGGCACAGTTACCGATTTCCATGTGGGTTACGAAGGTGCTGCTGGCGCTCTAGGTTATTACGCTCAAGTTGGTCCCAGCCTTGTCGCTATCGATGGTGCTGATACTGATACAGTTTTCTCTGGTAAAGTTGGTGGTAGCGTTGCTGCTACCGAGAACCTGAGCGTCTACGGTGAGTTTGCGTTCGCAACTGGTGCTAACGGTGCTGACAACGGTTACGGCACCAAGGCTGGTGTGAAGTTCACCTTCTGATCTAACGATTAGATAAAACTACGGGGGACTCTCTGAGTCCCCTTTTTACTATGAAGTATTTTTTTCATCCATTGACTTTGATTAATCTGCTTATATGTGGATTTCTAGGAATGGTGCAACTAGCACATACTCATGCTCATTATAAAATGGATATAGATGTGGACTCATATGTTCATAGCTTTTTGAAAAAAAATCCAGACTATTGTAAGTAATTATACTTAGTTTGTCAGGATATATTGACAAGAGGGATTGACCCCTCTTTATTTTTGCTATATAATTTGTGTTGTAAATCTTTACAAAACTACAATGACTGTAACAACTAACGAGCGCGGTCAACAAAACATGTGGGCTGTTGAACCTCAAATGGTTGTTGAAAACTACAACCGCAAGGGTCTTTTTTCCCCCTGGCAACAGAAGGAAATGTATAATGGTCGTTGGGCGATGATGGGTCTCATCATGGGATTCGTTGCCTATGCTATCAATGGCAAGTTCTTCTTCGGCATCTTTTGAGGATTGACAATGGTTTCTTTTTTGTTTACAATCACTGCCGTTGCCTTCTTTGTTTTTTTGGCAGCATCTATTGAAAAAATTTCTGAGACTTACTAATGGCTTTTAATATTACTCTTCGTACACCTGATGGCACCGAAAGTGTTATTCAATGTGAAGATGATCAGTACATTCTTGATGCTGCTGAATATGCAGGTTTAGATCTTCCATCATCTTGTCGTGCTGGTGCCTGCTCTGCTTGTGCAGGTAAACTTGTCAGTGGTACAGTAGATCAAGTAGACCAATCCTTTTTGGATGATGATCAAATTGAACAAGGATTTGTTCTGACTTGCGTCTCTTATCCTACTAGTGATTGTGTTATTCTAACCGAACAAGAAGAAGAACTTTTCTGAATATAAATTTTTTAATATAAACAAATTATGACCCGAGTACCTGAAGTAACTTTTCACACACGTATCAAAGACATTAGTGTAGAAGGACCCAATCCCTATCGTTGGCAAGATGTAACTACCGCTGATTACTTTGCTGGTAAGCGTGTCGTTGTATTTTCTCTGCCTGGAGCATTCACTCCTACCTGTAGTAACTATCAACTCCCTGGATATGATACTTTGTATAGTGAGTTTGAAGCACTCGGAATTGATGAAGTATATTGTATTTCTGTGAATGATTCCTTTGTTATGAACGCTTGGTTTAAACAACAAGGAGTTAAAAATGTCAAACCTATCCCTGATGGTAGCGGCGAGTTTACTTCTTCTATGGGTATGCTTGTCGATAAATCGAACCTAGGTTTTGGGAGTCGCTCTTGGCGATATGCTATGATCATCAACGATGGTGAGATTGAAATGATGTTTGAAGAACCAGGGAAAATCGGAAATTGTCCGATTGACCCCTATGAAATGAGCAATCCTGATGCTGTGCTTACTTGGTTGAAGCAAAATGCCTAATCCAAATGCACTTTATGAGGACATGTCACGTTTAAATGCTCTATATGAAGAACTTTGTTGGGATCATGAGGATGAACTAGTATTCACTCATGATGGTAGTAAAGTAATCATAGCAAACAAAACTAAAAATCCACACACTCAATTTACCTCTGGAGGAAAATAAAATGAAATTTGGATTTACACCTGAAGCAGAAATTCTTAATGCCCGTTTTGCAATGATTGGATTCATTGCTGGAGTCGGGTCTTATCTTACAACAGGACAATTGATTCCAGGCATTTGGTAAGTAATACTTATAGGTGACTGGAGAAGAGGGGTTGACTACCCCTCTTTTTTGTGCTAAATTTGGTCTGCCTAAATAAGTCAACCAAAGAGTCGTACCCACTTTTGTGGTGATACGAATGTCGAGTTCTATTAATTCAATGCTTCGTAAATTTTTTGCACTTCCTGTAATAGGAATTATTTCCTCTGCATGTGCTTCTGCTTATCCTAATATAAGCGAAATCAAAAATCCTCCTGCACTTATTATTGAACCAGGAGTTGGTATTGTTAATCCAGATAAAGTTTTGGAAATTGCAGTAGAAAAAAAATCCTGGAAGTGTCCAGAATGTAACGATAATGAGAAATATGTCCTTGAAAAACTTCAAGATAAAACAAGAATCTCAGATCGTAATGCATTGGCAACGATCATGGGAAACATTAAATCAGAAAGTAACTTCATTCCCAATATTTGTGAGGGAGGTGCTAGAGTTCCTTACGATCGTTGCTATAGCGGTGGTTACGGACTCATTCAGTGGACCTCTACGAACCGTTATTTGGGGTTAGGTCTTTTCTCTAAAAAGTATGGTTATGATCCTTCTACTCTAGAGGGACAGACAGCATACATGATTAACGAATATACTTTCCAGAAGTATCTGCCTGAGTTTGAGGGGACTGGTAGAACAGTCGATCAGTATATGGTTGCTGCTTACTACTGGTTGGGTTGGGGTATCAAAGGATATCGTCAACAATATGCTTATGATTATACTAAAAAAATGATATGGTCATGACACAATTAGACTGGAGATATAGTGAAGAAAAACTAGAACTGAGAGAACTTATCATCTCATCGCTTCTTCAAGAGTTTGGGGGTCAATTAAATGAGAATAAAGAACCTAAATACTCTAACAGATCCATTTATGAATGTGCTCATGATTGGGTCTCTCAAGGTAATAATTCTACCTTAGGACTTTTCAAATACTATAAAGAAAATTATGCAAAGTCTAATTAATACAATTGCTTTGTTATCTGGTTTGGTATCGCTTAGTGTAGTTGGTAGTAGTTTTTATTTGTATCTTAATAAAGATACTCTTATTGAAGACGCAAGGGCAAAAGTAACTACTGAGGTTGCAACCGCTGTTAGAGAGGCACTGCCTGCCCTTGTAGAGTCTTTAACTCCAGATATACCAGATACTACTGGACCTGATATTCCTACTACTACTGGACCTGATATTCCAAATCTATGAAAAAATTTTTATTTTCCCTTATGGGAATAGCACTTATATCTTCTCCTGCATTTGCTGGTCAAGAAAAACTAATTAAAGAATTCTATAGTATGGACTCTATGGGTTGTATGCTGCTTCGAGAATGCACCAAAGATGTCCAACAAGTCTTCAGTATCAATGATATTGCTAATGCTCATCCCAATAGTGATTACGATTTTGTTGCTGATGAGTTCAACAACATGCTCGTTTCCCTTAATCAGATCGGAGTTAACGTGTTTCTAGCAGACGAAAAATATTTTCCTGTTGGGCATCGTGGGGTTTATCATACAGTTGGCAATAACTTTTTCCTGAATAAGACATACATGCGTCTTCCTGGTGTTCTCATGACTGTTATGCGTCATGAAGGATGGCACGCTGCTCAAGATTGTATGGCAGGTACTATTAAAAATAATATGATTGCCATCATCAAACCAGAGGAAGATGTTCCTAAGATCTGGCGCGAGATTACAGAAAAAACTTATCCAGCATCTGCAGTGCCATGGGAAGCAGAAGCAATGTGGGCAGGCAAGACTGAAGGTATGACTGCTAAGGCGTTGAAGTCTTGTACTACTGGCACAATGTGGACTGACTACAAACCAACACCATTAACTGAGAAGTGGTTACGTGAGGAAGGATTTATTAAATAATTCTTAACTTAAACTTCTCAATAAATATTTTCATGTCCAAAAAAATTTATTGGACTAGAAACCCAAGAAAAATTATCTTGAGATTAAAAAATTTATTATGATAAAAATAATTTTTTGTTGGAAATTTAAAAAGTAGTATGACTAACCTAACAAGAGAAGTTTTAATTAAAACCATTGTTGCTGATGAAATGAGATTATGTGATGGTTTTGAATATTCAAAACATCTTAAAAGTTTATACCACAAATGGGAGCATGAATCTAGTGAAGTACTCTGTAATAAATATAATCAACTGAACTCTACAAATATATCAGTTGATTCTCTTATTCCATAAATAATATGAAGTCAATCATAAGATCAATGCTTCCCAAGAAAAAGAAAGATGATCATGATGATCATGAATTTAATTGGCATGAAGAAGGGATATCCAGTTTAGTTAGACTGATTGTATTGGCTTGGACGGGTGCAATATTAACTCTTAATTATGTTTCTATTCCTGGAATTCCTCAACAAAAAATTGATCCAACTTTTATTGCCAGTGTTTTTACTGGGACTTTGGCTACTTTTGGAGTGACTCCATCCAAATCTAGTGGTGGCAATGGTAATGGCAATGGCAATGGTAATAATACTACTAATGTAGTTGCTAAAAAAGAAGAGAAAGATTCTTCTAAAGGATAATGGAAGTCGATATTAATTCTCCAGTTTGGAGTGTCATAATTCTTCTTTGTTGTGGACTTGCTTTTACACTATATTGTGTTGTCTATATATTAAGAATGGCATATATGGAGATGCAAGATGGGGGCGATGACACCACCGAGTCGGAAGAGTTGTTACAACTTCCGAGTGATCAGCATAGATAGAGTAGTCGATGGAGACACGATAGATGTCACGATTGATCTCGGTTTTGACCTTTATAAAAAAGAAAGAGTTAGAGTTGCTGGTGTTGACACCCCAGAAAAGAGAACAAGAGATCTCGAAGAAAAAGCACTCGGATATGACGCAACCCATTGGCTCGAAGACAAACTCAACGGTGCGATTGCTGGTGATGATGATCTCATTATTAGGACTGAGCTTGTTGGGGGTATGGGTAAATATGGCAGACTCCTCGGGTGGTTATACATTGGAGACGCAGAACTCTCACTCAACGAACAAATGATCACCGAAGGATATGCCTGGGCATATGATGGAGGAACTAAACAGAAGAACTTTGAGGAACTCAGAGAAATCCGCAGAGCACACGGAACTCTTGTTGATTAAATAATATAGTTGCTTTTTAATCATGGCAGTTAGCGCCTATAAGAAAAAAGAAAACAAAAGAAATCCAGAGAAAACATTTTTTC